ATAACTGGATCTAATATTGGAATCGATATATTCTCAGGTTTAAATCTCCCATCAACATTACTATTTTCTACTAGTTCTGATCCAACAACTGGATTAATAGATACTAAATATAAAAGATTAGTATATGATAATATAAGAGAATTATATTATTCTAATAATGTAAATTATTACGCTAATTTAGCACCACCTAACTTATATGATAACTATAATAATTCTATAATACAATCATATACAGGTTCAATATCATCATCCTTCGGAAGGTTTTATAATTATCCTCAAACAGATTTATATTACCCAAAGTATTTTCCAACATCTTCCCAAAATATAAATGATAGTGGAAGTATAACTGTAATTTCTATCCCATCTAAAATATTTGGCAATCATATAGTACCTAATACTTTTAGATTAAATTGTGGTGCTTATTCCATTATGGATGATGGTGAAGGAAATTTAGTAACATCACCATCAACGTATGGGGTTGGAACATATGGATATAGTCTATATTTAAATGAAAATTCAGTAGGTAATATAATTTATCAACACGGAATAGCCATTATTACCCAAGGTCCATCATCAAGTTTAGCTGATAATTTAAATATAAATAATTTAAACATATCTTTTTCTTCATCAATTAATATTTACGAAAATAGATGGAATTGTACTTTAAAAGATAATGAATCTACTTTCTCCCAAAACCCATCAATAGTATCAAGTAGTAATGGGGAATTATACGGGTTTGCTACTAGTTCATATTTTAATCCTTATATAACAACTATTGGATTATATAATGATAATAATGATTTACTAGCAGTAGCTAAATTAGCTAAACCATTACAAATTTCAAATGTCACAGATATGAATATCTATGTTAGTATAGATATGTAATAAAAATATGAAAAACTGGTTATATAACGATAATAAAATATCTTCACTGGAAGATATGCCTTCAAATGTTTATGGATTTATATACATTACTACTTACCTTCCTAGTGGTAAAAAATATATAGGTAAAAAATCTATATACCATAATGTTAAACATAAACTTACTAAAAAACAATTAGCAGAACAAACCGGCAGAGGAAGAAAATCTATACATGAAACTATTCAAAAAGAATCGGATTGGAAAACATATTATGGTTCTGAAGAATTTATAAAACAAAAAATTAAAGAAAATAAACATGAAGAATTTACACGTGAAATAATACAGTTTGTATTTAATAAAAAGTTACTTACATATTATGAATGTAAATATTTATTTATAAACGGTGTATTAGAATCTGAAGACTGGTTAAATAGCAATATTTTAGGAAAGTTTTACAAAACAGATTTCAAATAGGTATTTTTTAATTTTTTTACATATTTATAACAAATTAAACAAATGAGAAAATCAGAATTAAAACAAATTATTAAAGAAGAAATTTCTAAAGTATTAAATGAAGCAACTTTACTTAACAAAGGTACAAAGGCAGGATCTCCCGCAGAGATTAAAGTTAATGATTACGTACAATGGACGGGAACAGAAAATGACCGAGGTATGCGAATAGCTACAGATACTTATATCGGTAAGGTTGTTAAAATATTAGGTTCAAAAAATATGCAAGTTGAGGTAGTATTTCCATTAGCTGATGAAGGTGATATGTATAGTGTAAGTAAAGTTGAAAGTAAACGTATACCAGTTGTAGGTGAAATCATTAATGCTGAATATAGTTGGGATGGTGGTCAAGGATCTGGATCACAAGGTTCTGATACATTAACAGGTACTGTCACAAAGGTTGATCTTCCTAACGCAAAAATAACAGTTAAAGATCAAGGAGGTAAATCAGTTACTGCACTTATTGAAGATTTGGATGATATAACGATTTCAAAATAAATAAAAATAATAAACTTCACTCTCATAGTTAGATTAGAAAATAAATATGGTTGGTATTAATATAAAATAAATAGTATTTTAAATTAAGCTTGGTTTCCCAAGCTTTTTTTATTATATTATAATCATTGGTAAATCAACTACTTATATCATTAGCTAATTCTGTTTTAGGAACGGGTAAATCTACAAGTAAAGGCAACTATGCTTATTACTGTCCTTTTTGTTCTCATAAAAAAAGAAAATTAGAAATCAACTTTACTGAAAATAAAGAAGGGGAAAATAGATGGCAATGTTGGGTGTGCCTAAATAAGGGAAAAAAATTAATAAATTTATTTAAAAAATTAAATGTTTCCCCTGAAATTTTATCCGAAGTTAAATCTTTAACTAAAACTAATTTAACAATTAATGATGCATCATTAGATTATAAAAAATTAGAATTACCTAAAGAATTTAAATCATTAATAGATCCCCCAATAAATAATATTATAGCAAAACATGCTATAAAATATATAAAACAAAGAAACCTAACAAAAGATGATATCATTAAATATAATATAGGTTACTGTGAGGGTGGAGAATATAAAAACATGATAATTATTCCTTCTTATGATGCTAATTGTAATTTAAATTATTTTGTTAGTAGATCCTTTAAAAAAGATGATTTTATTAAATACAGAAACCCAGATACATCTCGCGATATTATACCTTTTGAAATATTTATAAATTGGGATTTACCTATAATTTTATGTGAAGGTGTTTTTGATGCTTTTGCTATAAAGCGTAACGTAATTCCTTTATTAGGGAAAAATATTCAAAATAAGTTAATGAAAAAATTAATCAGTTCTAATGTTAAAAAAATATACATAGCATTAGATAAAGATGCCCAAAAACAATCATTAAACATATGTGAACAATTTATGAATGAAGATAAAGAAGTTTACTTAGTTGATTTAGATGATAAAGATCCCAGTGAAATGAGATTTGAAAACTTTACTAACTTAATTCAAACCGTTCAACCACTAACATTTTCAAATTTATTTGAAAAAAAACTAAAATTAATATGATCGAAAAAAATGTTTATGTTTATAAAAAAAGTGTACATCGTATACTAGATATAGACCCAACCTCTAAAAGAGTAAATATAATGGATAATCGTTTCTATAGTAGAAACAATGATTATTACCCATCAGTTACAAGTATCTTACAATTTATGCCTAAAGGTAAATTCTTTGAGACATGGTTAAAAGATGTAGGACATAACTCAGATATTATAGCTAAAAAAGCAGCTGATGAAGGAACACAAGTCCATAATGCTATTGAAAAATATTTATTAGGAGAAAAAATTCAATGGTTAGATGAAAATAATCATTCTAATTATTCTTTGGATGTTTGGAAATTAATTCTAAAATTCCATGACTTTTGGACAGCAGTTAAACCTGTTTTAATTGAAAGTGAAATACATTTATTTTCTGATAAATACAAATATGCTGGTACCTGTGATTTAGTAGTAGAAATAGATGGAGTAAGATGGTTATTAGATATTAAAACTTCAAATTCAATACATACAGCTATGGATTTACAATTAGCTGCATACGCTCAAGCATGGAATGAAACTTTTGAAGAAAAAATTGAAAAAACAGGTATTATTTGGTTAAAATCATCTAAACGTAAAGAAGGAAAATTACAAGGTAAAGGATGGGAAATATATAAATCACCCCGTACATTTGAAGAAAATTTAAAATTATTTAATTTGATACATGATTTATTTAAATTAGAAAACCCTAACACAAGACCATCTCAAGAATCATTCCCTATTGAAATTCAGATAGACCACAATATTTATAATAAAACTGAAGAATGATAAAACTTATTAATTTATTACGTGAGACTCTTATCAAAGAAGGAGGAAATGTATTTTCAAATACAGAATACAATGCTCAGGGTATATTATTAGCAAATATTGATCCTACACTTAAAAAATTTGTTGAGGATTTAAGTAAAATTTTTCCTAATAAAAAATCAACTTTTTCATCATTAAATGATAAAAGTAATTGGTTAGGATCCACAGGTAAAAAACCTCAATCTGGAGATGTAGATATAGCATATTCTGCAGAACATTTTTTTAAAAATGGAAAAATAGATATTGATGGTTGGGGTGTTGATGAAAATGAATATAATACTTTATATGAGAAATTTAAAAAAACATCTCGTTCTGCTTCTGATGAACAAATTCAAATTAGAGCATTACTAGAATTAATAATAAATAAAATTAATACTACTGGTGGAGATATGTTTGCTAGCAATAAAGCCACTAATGGTGGTACAATACATTTTTCCTACCCCCAATATACCTCATCAGGAGAAAAATTAGATTCAAGGACCCAATTAGATCTAGACTCAGGAGATATGGATTGGTTAAAATTTAGATATAATTCTGAATTATCTAAAGAAGATCCACAAATTAAAGGTTTACATAGAGGACAATTAATGTTAGCTATGTTTGCGGCTTTAGGTTATACTTTTAAAAATGGTAAAGGATTTATTCGTAAAGAAACAGGCGAAATAATAGCTGATAAACCACAAGGTACTATAGAGTTTTTTAATAAAGAATATAATCCAAAACAACCACTTACTTTAGAAATAATTAATAATTATAATAAATTAATGGAATATATTAAAAATAATCTTAAACTTGAAGATCAATCTAAAATATTAGATATGTTTAAAGAAGCTTTAAGAAGAGCAGGGGCATATATACCTAATAATATTTAATCAACATGAGTGGAGCAGCCGGTGGATCACGTATAAATAAAGAAGATTTAAAAGCAACAATCCGCGACTATAGAGATAATATCTTAAAACCATTAGGTTTAGATAAGTCTTATAGTATCACGGGTGTTCGCTCTAGACCTGAAAAAACTATATTCGGAGATATAGATATTGTTGTATCTTTTCCTGAAGGTGGTGATAAAAAAGAACTAAAACAAGAATTAGCTAGTTTTTTATCTCAAACAGATAAAATTCCCACTATACCTCATAAAAAAAATAATAAATACTTTATTCATGGTAATATAGTATCTACTTTATATCCAATAATTGGAAAAGAAGGTGAATATGTTCAAATAGATAATATTATAACAGTATCAAAAGAAGAAGGTCAATTTACATATAATATGCTTGACCTACCAGCCCAAGAACAAACATTAGCAATAGGTTTAGCTAAAACCATCTTTACAGAACTAGATAAAAAACAAGTAGAAAAATTATTTAAAGAATTAGGAATTATTAATCCTGAAAAACCAGGTGAAGGTGAAGAATATGATTTCAATTTAAACCCATCAGAACTATCTTTAACAATTGTTCCTATAGGTCAAAGTAATGGTAGAGAAATATGGAAATCAAACAAATTTGATAATATTAAAAAATTAACATTATCATTAGGAATTGATATTAAAAAAGATAAATTTGATGATATTATTTCTAAAATTAAAAAATTTAAAAATAGAAGATCAATAAATCGTCTTAAAGGAATGTTTGCTAAAAACATACGTGTTGGAGATGCTGAAAAAGGGATTGAAAAAGG